GGGTAAAGTACGCTATAGGAAACAGTGCTCTAGTTGTGCTCGTCAAGGAAAACGAGGACGACAGGTTGCAGGTTGGCTACGTGCAGGATATAAAAAGAAATTAACCTGCGAACGTTGTGGATTCAAAGCAAAACACAAACAACAGATGTTTGTATTTTACGTTGACGGAAACTTAAAAAATAATAACTGGATTAATTTAAAATCAGTTTGTGCTAACTGTAGAATAGAACTACAGGAAACTGTTAATACTTGGGTAGAGAGTCCGCTTTCAACAGACCAGTGACTTTAGCATATAAATGTTCTACTGTACTGTTGTTAGGAATGACTTGATCAAAATCTGTTTGTAGCCACGCCCACTCACTAATATGTACGCCTTCATTGGCCAGTGTTTGTATAGCATTAGCATCACCATCGCTTGCTAGTTTACCAGCGTTATACCAGTCTGGTAGTTTGCCACGCTGTACCCACCATACTTCGCCACCAGCTTCTTTAATTGCTTTTACTTCGTTTGGGAAACGTACATCACTGATTACAGTATCGTCTTTGCGACGTGCTAGTCTATTCTCTAAACTAGCAATCCATATATCGTCGTGAAAGCCCTGTCTACATACTTCTGTACCCCAATACTGCAATACCCAACGTGGAGTTAGATGTGGCATACGTAGTCTTTCTGCCCACCAAGTATCAACTTGTTCACGCCATTTACGTGCTTCTGGTGTTATGCCTTCTAGTAGTTCTCTGTCCCAACCAAACACTGTTGCCACAGCATCTTTAAGTGCGCCAGCAAAACTATCACGTCTATAGCCGTGAAAGCCCACTAGATAGTTTGCTACTGTGTCTTTGCCACAGCCAATAAATCCGCATATTCCTATAATCATTTTGTTAACCTTGGTAGTATCGCTTCTGTAAAAAATTTCTCGTGTGTTTCGGTGCTAGGATGATAGTTATCTTCTGAAAACCCATTTATCTTTTTAGCAAATGAATAGATACTATCGTTATTATTAAAGATCCAATGGTCATCAATTAATCTACTACAATCATAATACGGATCGCATCCTTTTGCAGTATAATCATCTTTTATCCATTCTTCTTCTGTTGTAAAAGTATCACAATGACTCATAAAGTAGTAAGGTATTCCTTTATACTCTAAGAATGCTTTTAACATAATAATGCTGTCTATAGTATTATTGAGATACGTATCTTTGTCAGTAAGTTTGTATAAGTTGTTAAAATAATTTTTAGTATACGGGTTATCGTGCCAATGACCATGCATACCACCACTTTCAACAAAAAACATCTTGTTGATATTTTTAGTATCTCGCATAAAGTTTTTTGATAAGTCTACAAAATTTCTACTTACTTCTAATCCTAGTCTACTTAGTCCAGACCACATAACCATTACAAGTGTATTAGTTGGGGTTGAATCGTTTTGTATAATATAGTCTGTAATACTTCGTCTAATATACGTATTACCTGCGCCAGGATGTCCTTGCTGTATTAGATTATAGCCAAAATAGTCAGCAGTATAGTCAGCCCAAGTTTTATATATCCAGTATGTAAAAGAACACCCAGAAACAATTAGATTCATTTATAAATTTTAAAGGATTACAACAGAAATGTCAAACGCCGTATTTGTTCTTTTTGCGTTGTACTACAGGACTTTGTTTGTTAATTGCAGGCACTTCAACACTTGGACCTTTAGGTACGAATGTCTTGCCTTTGATACCTTGCTTTTTCATTGCGGTTTTAGCAATCTCTTCGTCTGCTTCAGAATACATCCAAATATGTCCTTCGTCTCCGGCCGGCGAAGATTTTGGACTATCAAGATCTGGACTACCTGCCATTGCTAATCCAAGTCTGTAATGGCTGTAATAATCTTTATTACCAAGTGTCATACTATGCAAGCCTGAATATTCTAAGTTCTTAGATATTTTAGACTTAGGCGATTCTGTAATGAACTCTTTAGCTCGCATTAACCAATAACCCAAGTAAGTGGGTAACTACCATCAACATAATCTTTAAGTTGCTGTTCTAGCGAACCCATTTCTTCATTTGCTTCTGCTTTGAGACTTGCACCATTTAGACTTGTACCGCCCGACGGTCCAGCGATTGTAGCAAACTTTTCACGTGCTTCGCCAAGTATACGTTTAGCAAAACTATAAGCATACTCTTGTATCCACGGAAAAGCCTGGTAGTCATTTAACAACATACTTTCTGGCTTGTAGTTATAAATGTGCAATAACACATCTTCCATTTCACTTTCTTGTGGATTAGCACCTTGAGTAGGCATCTTGCGAATAATTGTTAACTTTCGCATAGTTTTGTTGTAGTGGAAATTTAAATAACCACCAAACATCTTCATTGACTGCTTTTGATAATCAACAAATAGTTCGTAACTTAATAAGCCGCCAACACGACCTGCTACTAACATATAAGTGTTTAAGTAACCACTAGCAAATGGCTCAAACTGGCTTGCTGTTGTACCTGTTACACTTCCGATACCACGTCTATAAGCGGCACGTACATCCATAACTGTATTAGGCAGTATGTACTCTTGTGTTTCTGGCTTTAGTTTTAAAAATGCGTAGGATTCTTCTTGGCTGTTACTGGCACGTTGACGATACTTTAATACTGCTTGATCAATAGCAAGATCATAATGGTCAGTATCAAGCTCTACATCAACAATACCATCTGCTAAACGAAGTCTAATATAGTCTGCGATCTCACCACGCTTTAACTGTACGGTTCCGTCAACTGGAGCAGTAGTTAAATCACCAAAGTTACCATCTGGATCGTATTTGATATGTCCGCTACCTGTGCCTGTTGCGGCATCGTAGAGGCTATCAGTAACTATAGTTCCGTTTGCGTAAAAATTAGTGAGGTCTTGTTCAGCCATATTGGTATCCTTATATTGTATTTAGCAGGATACCTAGTCTGTTAAAGAGCTTTGAGTAACAGTATATCGTTGTTGATACGACCATTGGCAGGGATACTTGTAGCCTTTATGTCGTCTAAAAACTTGCGTAACTGTACTTTGCCCGCTTTCATAAACTCCATTAGTTTTTGATCTGGTTTACGGAGCGTTTTCCCTATACTTTTGGCACTATCGTAGCCTAAAATGCTAGTTCCTTTAACGTTTAGGGGGCCAGTTAAATTATCGCTGACATACTTAAATAACTTGCGTGTTTTTGTGTTATAAACCCACAGTTCTTCGGCACCTATAATATCAACAGGATTGATACTTACAAGTTTGAGAGTATTATCTTCCTTCATATACTTTAACTTGCTGACCTGTTTTTCTTTGTTAGGCGCACGTTTTACTCGTGCCTTCTTAGTCTGCTTCTTAACTTGTCTGTATGCTTCTATTGCTTCGTAGAACTTGTCAAAGAACGCAAAGAAACGTTTATAGTCTGCGGCTTTTAAATGTCTATAACCATCCCGTAAATCTTCGTCATCTGTGTTCTGCGATTCTTTGAGTTCATCAACAAATGAGTTAGCGTATTCTTCGTACTTGCTTAACTGCGCCTGTGGTATGTTATTTGCTTTGAAGTATTCAAACGCTTTAGGATCTACTTTGTTGCCTCTGATAAGTTCATCAACTAGGCCTTCAAAGTGTCCAAGGTGCTCGTTTGTTTTTTCTTGTAGTCTATCCTGAATGGTTTTTACCTGTGCAGGCTGTGTTACTTTTTTACTCTTAACAGGAGTTTCATCTTCGTAATCGCCTGAGTCTACAATACTACAAACCTGTTTGATTGTATCTTTAACATAGGCTAGTCGTTTACCCTGCAATGGCATTCCTGCATTATAGGCCATAACTAAACTGCAAGCGGTCATTGGCAACATTCTATCTGGACTACGCACAAAATCACTTACATCCTGTTTGCTATATTCGTTATCCTGCATCCAAGCGACCACGTGTTTCTTAACATCTTTTGGACCATAGTGATAGTTATAATAGTTAAGACTTTTGTGCAAATGACCATTGAACTCTGCTTCGTCCATTTGTAATGCACGTTCAGTATCCCATACTGGCTCGGGCCCAGTATACTTTTCGTCTGCCAAATATACTCGTTTACCACTGGATTTTTTACGTGTCTTAACAGCCATTATCGCTCCTTAATTTAACTAGCATAAGGTTATTATACGCTCATTTACTATATATGTCAAGCCCTAGTAAAATCAACAACTTAGCATAGGTTTAAAATACCGATAAATACTAGATACTTTAGGATTTTATTGTGCCACGGTTATCACTCTGGAAAGACGGAAAACACTCAAACGACTACAAATTTATGGATCGTGTTATTAGCGAACAATTTACTGTTGGCGGCACGGGTGTAAACGTACACAAATATTTAGGCACACACGAACAGAATACTACCAAGGTTACTAATGCTGTTCAATCATCTACTAGTGCTATCTTAAGTTTTGCCAGCACCACTGATATTGTATTAGGTATGTTGGTCACAGGTGAAGGTATTGCTAGTGGATCAAAAGTTATTGCTAAAAGTGCTACATCGGTAACCTTAAACAATGCTACTACATCTGCTCTACTATCTGGAGCAACTGTAAAGTTTTATGAAAACCCAAGTGAGCCAAGTTATACTAACCAAAGCGCATTAAATATACAAGATTTATTCTTCCTGGAGAACAGAGACCGCAAATACGATACTAGCATTTATCCTATGCGTGGTATCTACCAAGTATCAGACACTACATTTGATTTAAGTCAGTTTGGAATGTTCTTACAAACAGGTACACTGTTTATGACTTTCCATATTAACGATATGGTTGAGAGACTTGGACGTAAGATTATGAACGGTGATGTGCTAGAACTACAGCACCTTAAAGATTACTACCCATTGGATAGCACACTGCCAGTGGCACTAAAAAGATATTATGTTGTAAGTGATTGTCAAAATGCCGCAGAAGGCTTTAGTCAAACTTGGTGGCCACACTTATGGCGTGTTAAACTTAATCCGCTTACAGATAGTCAGGAATACAAAGATATTCTTAACAACATTATGGTTGATGCTCCTGACTATGA